AGCCAATCAGCCTAAACCTTCTATTCTATCGTGTGTATCCATCATTGTCAAGGAGAAAAAAATGATCCAAAAACTTTTTGTGCTGTTCGATTGTAAGTCAGAATCCTATACCGCCCCGACTATGAACCCTTCTCGTGAACAGGCGCGTAGGTCTTTCGCTGATGCTGTTAATAATGTGGAAGGCGGGCAGCCTTCTGTTTTGTTCTTCCATCCAGAGGATTTCACTCTGTTTGAAGTTGGCCAGTATGATCCTTCTTCGGGTGAGATTTCCGTTTATCCGAAAATTGCTGTGGCTAATGGTGTTGACGTAAAAATCCCTAAATAGGTTCTCCTGAGGTGGTGAAAGGTTGTGGGTGCATCCTTAAACCCTCATTCATTTTTTTTATATGGAGAAAAGAGAAATATGCCTAATTTGTTTCAGCGGCGCATGCCTTCGATCATGCAACATAGTTTTTCAACGGTTCCACAAGCTCGTATTCCTCGGTCTCAGTTTAAGCGGAATTTTGAAAAAAAGACAACTTTCAATGCTGATTATTTGATTCCTTTCTATTGGGATGAGGTCTATCCCGGAGATACCGCTAATATGCGGTTTTCCGCGATTATTCGCATGTTTCCTCTTGCTAATCCGTTCATGGACAATCTTTATGCGGATTTCTTTTTCTTTTTTTGCCCTACTCGGCTTATCCAGACGAATTGGCCGAAGCTTATGGGTGAACGTGATAATCCTGCGGATAGTATTGATTTTGCGACTCCGAAGGTAACGATTCCTGCGGGCGGCTTCGTGCCTCCCGCCAACTGGTCTGCGCCGACGACTGCGGAGCTAGCCTCAGCTCTCTATGACTATTTGGAATACCCGATTAAGGTTCAGCCTTTGACGGCGGACATGCCACATAATTATTTGGCGCGGATGTATAATCTTCAATGGAACCAGCATTTCCGTGATCAAAATCTTCAAAACTCTGTGACTGTAGATAAAGGCGATGGTCCGGATACGTACACGAATTATGTTTTGCTCAAACGTGGGAAACGGCGTGATTATTTCACTTCCTGCCTTCCTTTTCTTCAGCTCGGTGCGGCTCAATCTCTGCCTCTTGGTACATCTGCCCCGGTCATGGGTCTTGCTGTGAATACTTCGGCTACGACGGCAGTATCTGGCGCAACTTATATTAATTCGGGCGCTGGTACTGGTCCCGCTGGGACTAATTCTCAATCGGCTGCTGGTGTGATGTATGCTGCTTCTAAATCGGCTGCGGCGACTGCTGCGGCGACTGCTTTTAATTCGACCAACACGAATGTTTTCGTTGACTTGACGGCTGCAACGGCCGCGACCATCGGTTCTTTGTACCAGTCTTTCGCCATCCAGGACCTTCTTCAATCTGATATTCGTGGCGGTACGCGATACATAGAGCTTATTAATTCTCACTTCGGCGTAACGTCCCCTGATTTCCGTCTCCAACGGGTTGAATATCTTGGTGGCGCGAGTGTGCCTATTATTGTCTCGCCCATCGCGCAGACTTCTCAAACTGGTATTACGGCCCTTGGTTCTTTGGCTGCCCAGGCTGCTGCTTCTGTTAATGGTGTGGGTTTTATGAAGTCGTTTGTCGAGCACGGTTGGCTTATGGGACTTGTGTGTATTCGGGCGGATCTGACCTATCAAAAGGGTCTGCACCGCTCGTTATCTCGGTCTACTCGGTATGATTTTTATTTCCCGGCCTTAGCAAACCTGGCTGAACAACCAGTGTACAACAAGGAGATATATCTTCAAGGTACGTCTGCTGACGCCCAGGTGTTTGGGTATCAGGAGCGCTGGAGTGAGCTCCGTTATGGCCGCTCTTCGTTGACAGGGCTTATGCGTGCGAATGCGACGGGTACCCTTCAAGTTTGGCATTTGTCTGAGGAATTTACGTCGCTTCCCGTTTTGAACTCTACGTTCATCCAGCAGAACACCCCTGTTTCTAGGGTTTTGTCCGTCACTACTCAAAACCATTTCTTTGCTGATTTCTTTGGTCAAGGTACTTGGGTTCGGCCTATGCCAACCTATTCGGTGCCGGGCCTCATGAATAGGTTCTAGTATGTTTATTATGCGCGAATGGCCGGGATTCGTTCGGTGGCATCTTTGGCGAATATTTGACATTTCTAGTCCGATGACTGTTCTCCCCTTGTTCAATTATTTATCGAGGAAACAAAAATGATAATACTTAATCGTCATACTTCGTCTCTTTTTTCTACTTTTGGCGTAATTCTTTCCGGCAATCGTGTTCTATGCCATACCTTAGAGTTGCCATGGCGTCATAATGCGCAGGAAATATCTTGTGTCCCTGCAGGTGATTATCCTGTTGTTTTGTCAAATTCCAATCGTTTTGGCCCTGTCTTCCGGCTTAAGGATGTGCCGGGCCGCGAGGGTATTCTTATCCACGTTGGTAATTATCTTCATGAAACCCGCGGTTGTATTCTTCCCGGTCTGGATTGTGATGATCATTGTGTTGTTCATTCTCGGTTGGCTATGGATCGTTTATTTTCTTTATTGCCTGATACTTTTACTTTAAAAATAGTTGGAGGTGCATAATGACTTGGTTGTCTAATAATTGGGCGGATTTGATGACGATAATTAACGCTATTGGTCTTTTAATTCTTCACAAAAAGGAGAGGTAATGTTTGGTTCTATTTTCAGTGCAGCCATTCCTGCGGTAGCTGGTCTTATTGGTGGCAGTAAGGCTAACAAATCGTCGGCGAAGTCTGTTCAAGCTCAGATGGACTTTCAAGAGCGGATGTCGAACACGGCTCATCAACGGGAGGTTGCCGATCTTCAGGCGGCTGGCCTTAATCCTGTGCTTTCTGCCCATGGCGGCGGTGCGTCTACTCCCGGCGGTGCGTCTATGACGTATAATGATGTGGTTGGTCCTGCCGTTAGTTCTGCCATGCAAAATCGTCTTCTTAATGCTCAGTTAGATAATTTGCAAGCTGATACTGATAAGAAAAAATCTGAATGGGCTTTAAATGATGTGCTCGGTTCTAAAACTATTCAGGAAAATGAACTTGTAAAAATTAATCAAGCTATTGCTCGTGCTAATGCTTCTTCTGCTGTTTCTCAGGCTCGCATCAATGCTGCTGCTGTTGCTTCTGAAACGGCTACTAATCGGAATTCTGCTGCTGAACAGAATACTTGGACTAATAAATATGTTCGTCCTCATACTAAACCAATTGCTGATGCTATTGGTGACTTTACGGGTGCTATTGGCAATATATTTCATGGCTCTAGTGCTAAAACTCAATCTAGTGTATCATATGGAAGGTAAAAACTATGTCTAAGGATGTACAAAATGTTGGAAATGGAAAAACTGCTGAAATTGCTTCGTTATCTCTTGATATTCTGGCTGGTGATAGTGCCAGTTGGGGGGATAACATTGGGACTGATAAGTGCCCTTCTCGAGCATTTCAAACTTCTTTAGAGGGTGCTGGAGTTAATACGCCTATCCAGACCCAAGCTCTAGTTGTTCCTGAAACCAATGAATTAGGGGTCTTAAAACCCGGTACCTATGTCCGGGTAATCTCGGTCAATAATGACCCTCCCATGACCCGTCAAGCGGATCACGATAACGCTTGTATCCATAAGATAATGGAAGTCTATAAACGATCTGGTCATTTGCCTGTTGTTGAGGCTCAGCCATTGGAAGGTGATCTTCACCTGGCTGATGACTATATGGAAGCTCAAAACCTTGTAGCGGGTGTTAATTCTCACTTCAGTTTGCTCCCCGTGGAAATTCGGGAGCGATTCGGTCACAATCCCGCTAATCTTCTTCGGTTCGCGTCACGCGACGAAAACAAGCCGTTGCTTGTGGAATTAGGTCTGGCCGCTGCGCCAGAGCCTGCGCCGAAGGCGATAGAAAACCCCGACCCCGAAAGGGGCGGGGAGGGGGCTAAAGCCCCCTCATGATCCCTCTATGGTACATAGAGGGTGTGAGCCCGCCCGGCGAGGGCAAAAAAACAAATCCGAAAGGACGCACAGGTAACCCACTAGATGTAACTGTGCGGACTGACACCCTCCTAAGGGGTTCAGTCTTAAATAGGTAAGAAGGGAGGTGATGTCTATGAAACGAAAACCAATGAATGACCGTGAAAGTCAACGTTTGTTTGTCCGTGGTGCGAAGGTCCATCCTAAAAATCTTCGTCCTGTTTCCGCGCGCGGCGGTGAGCGGCTTTAAAGTCTTAGTCTTGAGGGAGGTAGCACATGCCTTGTTTCCACCCTCTTGACGCCTATCAGTCTATCCATTGCGATCCTGATACGGGAAAGCGTAGTATTACGTTTAACTCGTTCCGCGCCCGTGATCATGTTCCGATCAAATTGCCGTGCGGGCAGTGTGTGGGTTGTAGGCTAGAGAGGTCTCGTCAGTGGGCTGTTCGCTGTATTCATGAAGCCCAGATGCATTCCCAGAATTGCTTTATTACGTTGACTTTTTCTCCGGAGGCTCTTGCTCGCCGGAAAAATCCTGCTTCGGTGGATGTTCGGGACTTCCAACTTTTTATGAAGCGGCTTCGGAAAAAGTATGGGGAGGGGATTCGCTTCTATCATTGTGGCGAATACGGTACTATTTGTAAAAATTGTCATAAATCAGAACCATATCATGATTGCGGCAATTGGGTACCTTGGACAGGTCGCCCTCATTACCACGCCTGCTTGTTTGGTTTCGATTTTCCAGATAAAACTCTTTGGAATGTCAAGAATGGTGTTCCTTTATATATTTCCAAAAGTCTTCAGGAATTATGGCCTTTCGGCTTCTCAACGATTGGCGAGGTGACGTTTGAAAGCGCGGCTTATGTTGCCCGCTATATCTTGAAGAAAATCACTGGCGATATGGCGGAAGATCGTTATTATGATTTAGTCACAGGCGAATCGATTGCGCGGGAGTATACTACTATGTCTCGTCGGCCCGGCATTGGGTCCACTTGGTTCAAAAAATATTCTTCAGATGTTTACCCTCATGACAATGTTATTGTTAATGGGAAGTTATGTAAGCCCCCAAAATATTATGATAATGCATTGAAGGATATGGATGCGTGGCTGTATGATGAAATCAAAGATAAGCGCTTGACAGCGGCTAAACAGTCTGATAACAACACTCCTGACAGGCTATCTGTCAGGGAGGAAATAACTGAAGCGCGGATAAAATTGTTGCCCCGAAGTGTTGACTAACTTCGATGTGATAATGTATATTGT